TGCAGTAAAATAGAATTTCTCTGGTGAAGTTTTCTTTGCCTAGTGCCTGTATGTCTGCTGTTAGCGCATCGCTAGAACCATAATAGTCCTTCCAATCGCTTTCAATTTTGCCTCTAATCTTCTTTTTCTTCTTCTTGCCGTTCTTTAACGTTACCGTTTTGTAGGTCGTTTTTGCAAATTTTGCTAGTTTTTTGCCTATGTACTTGCGCCCAGAGATGTTGTTGGTAATAAGATACACGAATCCAATGTACTCTTCCGAGACTTCTTCAACGATTTTTTTCTTATATAACCACGACATTACGTAGTTATTTTTCTTGGCCTTCCATTCTTTCTGATTCTGGTTTTATCTCTTTCTTTTCTTTTTGCCTGTATTTCCATTCGCCTTATACTTGCCTGATCTCTTATTTCTGATAGTGCATTTCTTGCTTTGATTCCTGCCTCGTCTGAATTTTCATATTCAAATCGATTCTGCCACTTAAAATAAACCTGAAAAGCAGCAATCATTTTATCGTGGCTATCTGTGCTCATTCTATAATTTCGACATCGTTGCTATAACTTGTAAATCCGTTCTCCTTGATAACTTTAAGTACGTGATTTACCCTGCTGGTTAGATCATCTCTGTGACTGATTAAGAATACATTCTTATTTCGTTCGCGAGTCATCTTCTTCAAAACAGCAATACTTGATTCGACACCACTGGCGTCCATACCGCTATCTACAAGTTCGTCGATGAATAACAAGTTAATACTTTGATATAAGTTTTCCCATACATCACGGAACGCCCAGCTCATAGACAAAATAAGTCTATTACGTTCGCCTCGACTCAAATTATCAAAGTCTAGATCCTGACCTAGTTGTGTAATTAGGACACTTAGGTCATTTTGAAATTCAACAATATGTGGAAGACCGATACGATCTAGATAATAAGTTAATCTTTGATTTAAGTAAGCCAGGTTCTGATCAATAATGCGTTTACGAATAAACGAATCTTTGTTTGTCAGTAATTTATGTAAGAATTCTTGATGATCTTTGACTCTAACTAGATCGTTAAGATGATTATAATCTATTTCTTGTACCGCGGTATTTTTTAATTCTTCAATTTGTTCGGTATACGGATTTGTTTCAGCAGCCTTGATCTCTAGATCTCTTTCAAAACCGCTGAGAGTATTTTTATGATTCAGTGCTTGTTCAAGATTGTCATAGATAACAGTAGGCATATTGCCTAATTCGCCTAGTTCTTTAAGAGCATCGGTATGTTCCAACCACTGTGTGTTAGTTGCCAATGCCTGTAATGCTGCTTCTTGTAGATCTTTGCGTTTCTTTTCTAAAAGTGCTACCTGTTTATCATCGTGAAACCCTTGTCCACAGCTATGACAGGTGTGATTTTCTAAACTGGCAATGTCTGCTTTAAGTTTATCTATCTCTTTGATTTCTCTAGCTTCGTCTAGCTCACATCTTTTAATCCAACTAGTAAGTTCGTTGATAGATTTACGTTTGACATTATACGCATCAAGTGCTCTGTGTGCAGAAATTTCTTGATCAATGTCTATGTCTAGCAGTTTTTCAATAGCCCGTGCTAGATTTGTAATGCTAACTTCGTTTTGTTCGTCCCACATTTTAGCTTTGCGTTCAAGCGAATCGATACTCTGTTGAATTCTATCGTTGCTAATTCGTATAGTTTCAATTTTGGTATTTTCTGTAGCTATGATATCTTTGCTTTGTTTGATATTTTCTTTTAGTGCTTCTGCTTTTTCACTTAATTGTGTAATACCCAACAGTTGTTCAATGATAGCACGTTGATCAGCGGCTTTCATACTTAAGAATGGTTCTGTATAGGTATTCAAAGCAACCAAATGTTTGAACATATCGTGGCTCATGCCAAATATTTCTTCGATGGCCTTTTGTGTTTCTCTGCTGTCGCCTTGTGCTTCGTCGGTTTCTTGTGCAGCCTGTTCGTGACCATTAACACTGAACTTTAAAACATTGGGTTTCCTTCCCCGTTCGATTTGATAAGATTGCCCATCTTTTTCAAAACTCACAGTAACCAACATACCCTTGTTGTTGATTTTGTTAACAAGGTTGTCTTTTTTGATGTTAGTTAAGGCATTGCCGTAGATAGCATAGCTGAGTCCGTTAATGATAGTAGTCTTACCAGTACCGTTACGGGCTCCACTGTCGTCACCACCTAGATCTAGATTTTCACCTAAGACCAGTGTTAATTGTCCTTTGTCAAAGTCAATGGCCTGCGTCTGTGCGCCCACACTCATAAAATTACGTACAGTTAAATTCTTAATTTTGATCATAGATCTTTGTAAATTTCCAATAACAAATTACGATCAAATGCATCGCTTTCAATAGCGTTTATTTGATTCATAACAATAGTGTCAACACTTTCGAAATTAATATCGATGGGAGTTGACGAGGCATCGATCTCTACTTTTTCTGGAATCAGCATAAGTTCACGTAGCTTATACTGTGGAACAAATGTTTCTTTGATATAATTTGCTTCTTCAAAACTAAGCGGCAAGTCAATGGTAACCCGACAATGCATTTTTTCACGCAGTAGATTATCTGGATCGTTGACGATCTGACTTAGTTTATAAGTTCTATAAACTGGTTGACTGGGCCAGCTAAAATATTTAGGCTCGCCTCCCCATTCTAAGATCATCATACCTCGATCATCGTCTCCTGCGTCTGCATAGTTATGAGGAAATGCATTACCGATGTAACTGATATTTCTGCTGTGCTGGCGCTTGTGAAAGTGTCCAGTAAACACACGCTCTTGATTAACAAAATGAGGCGCCTGTAATTGCCCGTGATCTGGCATCTGTACCATTGCGTTCATATAGAAGCTAGGTAGTTCTAAATGCCCAAACATATAGCGACTTTTAATATTAGGAATATTCTTCCACTCGTCGGCAACTAGCCAAGGCATAATTGTTACATCGCCTAGAGTCAATGTTTCTTTGATAGGGATAACATTTGGAAACAGGCGCATAAACTCAATGGAGTTAATTTCGCGTTTGTCTTTGTAGAATAAATCGTGATTGCCTAGTATGAAATAAACTTTTTCAAAGCTCTGACTCAGTTTCTCTAGGTTAGAAACAGTGTAATTCATAGTACTAACATCGGTAGTACTGCGATTGTGATGCCAGTCACCTAGGAAGATGCAGGTTTCTGCACCTGCCTTTTTTGCAGTTTCACAAAACCAAGTTACAAAATCTTCGCAATCTTGATTGTGTGTACGGCTTCCTGATTTAAGTCCAAAGTGTATATCTGTAAAACAAGCAACTTTTTTAAATAGATTCATAAAATATTATACAACATTTTTTACAAAAGATCAATCCCAATCGCTGCCATCTACTGATCCAGTACTGACAGCACTTCCTACACTGCTGCCGCTGTTCTGTCTAGTCCAGCTTGGATTCATTCCATTCATTTCTAAAATATCATCTCGAATATTTTGATTGCGTTTCTCAATATTGATAATTCGAACAAAACTGTTGGTAACAGCGGCAGTATAATAAGCAAAAGGATTGTCTGATTTGCTTTCGTCAAACTGTAGACCAATCTGTGTTAGCTGTAGAATAGCCTGACCCTTCATCTCGTCGTTGTAGGTATAGCCACGTACATTGCCTCTGGTTGCATATCTTTCGCAGAGCTTTAAAAACATACGAGCTAGATTGTTAGTCATTTTTCCGTGTTCTTTATTAAACTCTCCAGTGACTAAATCACCCTTCCAATGACTTTTGCCCACACAGATCAAGTTATCATTAATATCAAACTTCCAATGTTGGAAAGGAGGAAAGTTTACTTTGTCGTGACTGTCTGCGGTATTTTTCAGAGTTTTCTTACGACCCGGTGCAAGGGGAATATGATCAAAGGTCATTACTCTAAAAACTAGATCTTGTTTATTGACCTTTTTATAATCAACTTCAAAATCTTTTGCACTTAATTTTTTTCCGCCTGCAATCTGCGCTGCTTCGTGAGCCTGTTTACCCATTTTAACTGCCCTGTTTCTTTTAGCTTCGGCAACAGTTCTTACATTAAGTTTTGCAAGATTAGGAACAATAAGATCATATTCACTGTACTCGGGCAACAAAAAGCTACTATATGTATTTTTACTTAGGTGTATTTCTCTTAATAAATCTTTGTTTGTAAGATACTTGATCTTAGGTGGCTGCGTAATAATTGTCATTAATTTTTTATCCCTTTAATATTATAATAGCACATTTCTATAAGAATAAATAGACAAAACGGATATAAATTATGCCATTGTCAATAAATCCCATAACCAGTTTAGCGTCTAATCTTACCAGCGATTTGAGTAATCTAGCCTCTGTTGCAAATCAGGCTGCAGGTAATATTGGTATTCCTAACCTCAACATTCAAAAGCAAAGTCTAGATGCTGAAATCAATAGATTAAGTGGGGGGTTTGGTAGTGACTTAAATGGTATAACCGGATCTATTAATTCAGCTAGCTTTAGTAATTTATCCGGAACTGTACAGAATTTTGTGCAAAGTGGTGTAAACTCTTTATCTACCTCGGTGGGGTCTTTAGCCTCAGTTGGAAAAAGTGTTGTTGAAAATATTGCCTCAGGTGGAATAGCCGGAGGATTGGCCACAGGTCTGATGAACGGAGCAATGAACGGAGCTGGCGCACAGGCAAAGGCATTGGCCGGCGCGGCAATGGATTTAATAAGTGTTGCAAGATCAAAAAACTTACCTTCTGCAGAAGCACTGTCATTAGGCAATCCTGCTTCAGTAGTTCAGGTATATCCCAGTGCCGCCGGAGACTGGCGTGTTAAAATTGATTCAATTTTTGGAACAATCACATTCCCAACCACTCCTAGTTTTTCTTTATCAAACAAAGCAAATTACAACAGTCAAGATTTGGTGCATTCAAACTTTCCACACGCCTCTTACAAAAACAGCACATCGGATGATATTTCAATCTCCTGTGAGTGGCCAGTAGAAACTGATGCCGATGCTGCTAATTGGCTGGCAGCTATAACACTAGGACGATCTCTAACTAAAATGTTCTACGGATCAAGTCCTGCACTAGGTAACCCTCCTCCTATCTGTACATTGTCTGGTTACGGAAAAGTATTAAAAAATATTCCTGTGGTTATAAAATCTTTTCAAGTGGACTTTAAAGATGATGTTCACTACATAGGATCGGCCGGTGCTTATGTTCCTCGTATGAGCAGTATACAAATTAGTTGTATGCCAATATACAGCAAGTCTTCGCAGCGAGGATTCAATCTTGCTGCTTATGCTAGAAATGGCGGAAACATTCCTTTTTAAAATATGGCAACCTATAAAAAAACATCTCCTTGGTATACTACTAAACAAAATAATTTATATTTGGAATTATTAACAGTAAGAGAAATACCAACCTCTGACGATGACTTTAAGTACGTTATTGAAAATCAATATAAGCATCGCCCGGACCTATTAGCCTTTGACTTATACGGTGATGCTAAACTATGGTGGGTATTCCCTCAAAGAAATAGATCCAAACTTAAAGATCCTATATACGACTTTGCTCCGGGGCAAACAATAATTTGTCCATCAAAAGCAAATGTAGAATATGCCGTGTCAACAACTATAGGCAATTAACATGGCAGAAAAAAATGTATTAGAACAGTTTGCAAGTTACAATTGTCTTTGGACATTTGCCTGTGCTAGCCCCGGCCAGTTAAATTCTCAATCATACCGAAGCGGTAAATTACCAAACGTTATTGCTTCTTCCGGTGGCAGAGACGGAGGATCAAGAGTTCAAACTGCCTACGGTGCTCCTGAATATAACATTGATAATGTAAGTTTGAATGCAGTAGTTGCTCCAACCAACGGTACAGGTTCCGGACCGTGGTCAAAAATTGAATTTGAATTATTTGAACCTTACAGTATGGGATTGTTCCTTCAAAGTTGTCAGGCCGCAGCATTGAATTGTGGATATCAAAGCTATCTTGATAATGCTGCTTATGTTTTAAGATTAGAATTTGTTGGATGGACCGGGCCTGGATCAGGAATGACAGTAGGACCTTATAATTGGTTAGTAAAGTTAATGAATGCAAACTTCACTGTCAACGAAGCAGGCAGCACTTATAAAGTAGAATGTTTTCCTTATAATCATGTTGCCTTATCTCAGCAAATGAATAAAATTTTTAATGATGTAAAATTAGTAGGAAAAAC